GTTTGACGCAATGTCCCCACTATTAGGGACACCATTACCCCCCATAAGACCTCTGGCATCAATCGTTGCAGCCACAGATCCACCTGATCCAAGTATTGGATGCCCATGATCTTGCAAAGCATCCTGCTGCACAGTACCAAATATACGACCAGCATCAACCAACTGACCCGGACGCCAGCCTCGAGCGATATACCCGCCCATATCAGGGGTTAGCGGATCGCCAGCGGCATTCCGCTCCCAACCCGCAGCAATACCATGAGCACGCAGCTCTGGATATGTTGCAGTCACGGGTGCGCCATTCATGAGCAGGCAGCCCGGAGGAACAATCTTGTCATCAGAAGCCATCATAATGATAGAGCCGATAGGCGCCGTAGCTGGCAGGTCATCATCATTTGTAAATGCCCTGACAACACCGCCAACCAGCATGTAGATTTTACCATCTGCTGTGTTGATAATGAGCTGTCCGGTATCGCTCCCGAAGTCTGCGACTGTTGGCACCTTCCCAACTACAGAGCTTCGCTTTTGCTGGTACGCCATCAGTGACCGCCTCCGAGATTAAATGATTGCGGGTGGCAAATCTCATGCCACCCTAACACTGTTAGTAAGTCCCACCGTCCCGCAGAGAGGCTATGGTGACACCTGAGTTTTTAAGCTGCTTCCCTGTCGTGCTTTGGAATACCGGAACTTCGCCATCGACTGACGATGCAGCTCCGGCGATGAATGTATTCAAAACAGGCTGCAGCCCTCTGACATCTGCGATGTCGTGAAGGTGTGCTCCAAGAACCGACAGGGCAGAGCGGAAGACATAGCCATCCGCTCCTTTTGTCATGATGTAGTTGATCATCGCTTCCTGAGCGCCGATAACGTCCGTCAACTCAGTGAGCTTAAACGTCCGGCTTTTCAGCATCTTGTCATCGAGCGTCTGCTGAAGATTGGTGATCTTGCTGATTGCAATCTCATCATCGCTGTTGAGTTTCTTAACGATCTCTTGAGCGAGACGGAAGAGAACATCATCAACCACTTCGAACGCCTGAATAAGCACGAACACTTCATCAGAGACGTTCTTTTCAGGATCAACCTGCGGGATGTCATAGTGTGTTGTTGTGTCCGCCATTAGAAGATCCCTGCTCCAAAGTCACCGGCTGCAATCCGCGAAGATGGCCCACCGGTTGCGATGATTTTCAATCGGATGTTTTGACCCGATAGGTTAGAGGCTTGGAACTTCTGCTCTGACCACATAGGGAACGCCAACTGCTCGACTTCGGCCACTGGCAACGAGACGAATGCCCCACCTTCGATGGAGTATTCCATCTTGAATGTTGCCCCGCCCGGAATGAACGTCTTGAGATATGCCGACACGCGCACATTTGTTCCCAGCGCCATAGCGCGTGAAACATATGTTGCCTCCGTTTTGATTGTACCTGAGATCAACTCAATTGGCGCGAACAGGATAGGAGACAGCTTGCTTGTTCCAGTGAGGATAGCCCGAAGCTTTACAGTCTCCGTGATATACTCTGTCAGCTCAAGAAGCTGGTATGGCAGCAGCTTATAGATCGTTCCGTTTGTACGCTCGACCTCAAACACAACCGAACATGCCGGTGAAGGCAGCTCAACCACAGCTCTGATCTGGAGATCAGAACACTGATCGAGATCGATAGTGCCGAGATCAACAGTCTTTGTCGTGGATGTGTACTTCGCAGCGATGAGGCGGAACGTAAGAGCTTCATCCTGATGAGCAGACCATGTTTCAGCGTTCACACTGGAGAAGCGTGGGCCAATAACATATGGGTGAGATGACACAAACTTCTGCTGATCCTGATCGAACTCACCGAGCTTTGCGAGTGAAACCGAATGCTCATTGTCATCGGTCTTAATCACGAAAGCGAACTTCCGGTCAGACTGCGTGGTCACTGGCAGACGGTATCTGGCATGTTTCCATCCCTCCACCGCACCGACCATGCTGACTGTAGATTGAGCCATGACTTCCGTTGTTGGGTAGCCATTATCAATCGTTACCTGCTCAATCAGAAGGCCTTTGTTTTGGTCTCCGATCTGACAAAGATGGAAGTCCACACCGATCATTTGCCGCGGCTCCGGCACAGCAAACATTTGCGCCTGCGGGTCAGCATCAACAAATGTCCATGTCCGGATTGTTGTCACACGACGCATAACGTCAATGTTGATCGTTCCCATGCCGGTGAAGAACGCATTGGCCTGTGAGCCGCCACGCCCCTCTGCAGAGATTGTCTTCGTCCCAGCTGTTACGTTTGCCGGAATCGTGAATGTCCCTTGGATGCGTCCATCAACATCAGCGGTTAACCCTCCTGCCGGTAGAACCGAGATCGCATCGAAAGTCAGGAGGTCAAGAATCTCTCCTGCGCCGAACCCAGAGATATTGAACTCGACGGGGATTTCACGAAGGAACTCTGCCTGCTCGCTGCGCTGATCGATAAGCTTATTCTCTTCGGTTGTTACCCGCAGAGGAGTTCGCCTGTTCGATGTCTGCCCCATATTGAGATTAATCGTCTCAGGGGAGAGCCATTCAGTTTGCTGCACTGTCCAGAAGTCCACAGCAGGATCAATGTCCATTGTTCCCGGCAGTTGCGTGAAGTTGGCATATGGGTTGATCTTGGTGCAGGCCGTCTTAAGATCCTGCACCGCGATAACTTCTTCTGTGAAATCCAGTGTGACCGGATTAAACATCTGAACACGATGCACAGTCGGCACAATCGCCAGCTGGAAAATTCCGTTCCCCACTGCTGCCGACTGTTCGATGCCAGCATCACGCATGGTATCGTTTTCAAACGCATCAACGAACATTCCCTTCTTAGCCACAGGCTCACGGGAATCGATGTCATTCTTGAGCCGCTCCTGCTGCACTAGGCGATCCATATCAATGATACGATTGAAGTAGCGCCAGATCTCTCCATACGGAACTGAACGGATGGCGTCATTCTCGACAACAGGACGTTCAATCCAGTTATTCGAAACCGTTGCCAACTGCAAAACATCCGAAGGAACGATAGGTGGAACAGGGTTCGCACGGGCAGAGACGCCCTTGATGTAAACCGCAGATCCATCCTCTCTCAACCCGATGCGATCAATGCGAGGCAGGCGAGTTGTGTAGGCAACGATTACGTCACCACCTGTCGCTCCACCTGAAACAGTGATCTCATCATGAGTGTAGCTATTCGCCTGAATGATCGTCCGATACCGGTAGGTACATTCATATGACGTTCCGACCGTAGGTTCATTGCCGGGTAAACCCCAATCGACAGCATCGCCCATTCTCTGATAATCAACACCCTGAGTATATCCGGGAATGTTCATGATCTGAGTGACCGATGAGTCAGGAAGACCATCCACGCCATTGGCAATGGAACCGCGAGTAACCATTACGGTTTTCTCTTTGGTGATCAGGATGGAGTTAATCATACTGATCGGCGGCTGGTTAACCTTGAATGTGTATGAGGCTCCGCCCGGATAGGTGTGCGTCTCTCCCGGCACTGCCCCTTCATCCCAGATCTCTTGTTCTGACAAACGAATGGCAGCATGACGAGTGCGCTTGAAGCCGGAGATGTTTGCCTCTCCCTGTTCAATCGAGAACTCCTGCCCACCAGCATTCGCGCCAAGACCCGTCACGCGGCAGCCTTCCACGACATAGTGACCATGAGGCCGGTCATAGATAGCAAGCTGCTGCATAACCGGTTCCAGCATTGATGGCCCGGTCTGATCAAGGATGGTGCCGTCCTGAATGACGTACACCGCACTGAAGGCACCTTCCGTCTCATCATAGGGGAGCGCCCATGCGATTGATTGAATCGTTCGCGCCGCGCCCGGCTCTCCTTCAGCCGCAGTACCTGGAACGAGGCCAAGCAATGTCGGGTCGTCTTCTGAAGTGAGATGGCGTGTCTTCATCTTCACACCAACTTCCAGACGGCCGGTCAGCGGGATGTTATGGATCACAGCCTCACCGACAGGGAAGACATCACCGGCAACATAAATGCTGCCAGCAGTCAGCGTGATTGTGCGAGCATCAAGATCGATGAACGCTTCAGCATGCGCGATACGATCACCATCCTTTGCAACAAGGCGAGACACACGATCATGAACACCACGCTGGATAGTCTGCATTTCATTAAGTTCGGCGGCCTGAATGAAAGGACGGTCGCCATAGAACACAAGTCCCTTCCACTCGGATTTACCAGCAGCGCGGTCATGTGCATGCGGCAAGCCGCTTTTGTGCTCAAAAGCCATTAAAACCTCACAAGAAACTTGACCTGCTCACGAACCGTTGTGCGCAAGGGGATTGATACAGGAGTGCTGACGATCTCCGTTCCGCCGACAAGCTCATCAGGCTCAAGCCACAGCTTGCCGGGCTTAACACCTGACGCTCTCTCAGCTCCGACGATGATGGAGACATTTGCTGCATTGACCCCGTTCTGATCGCCAAAGTCGGTCATTGCCTCGACATAAAGCATGGTGCCGCCAATGAATGACTCATAGTGGTTCCCTGCCACAGTGTATGAGGCCGATGCCCTCTGCCTTGCGGCATGGGATGCCCTGCACATGCGATAGCCAATTGTCTGGCCGTCTCTGTCAGCGAACCGGACATGCATGCTCTTGCCTGCGAACCACCCAGCCATCAGGATCTGTCTTTGAACAGTCGGCAGGGAAACCCACGGGAATGTCGCTGCAAGCCACGGATATGTCATCTGGAGGAATGTTAGAGATTCATCCTCAATCGGAGCAATCCAGTTGCCGAGCGCCAGTCCTTCCGCTTCTGTCAGGGTGTGTTCAATTTCTTGAACCCTGCCAAAAGACCAGATCGGACCATCAGGCTCCAGCGCCACGCCACTCTCCCGCTCCAGCATGGTGCAGTTAAGCCGAGTGCAGTCACCAATCAGAGGCCCGACATCATAGAGATGTACGCCTCTGCGGAAGCGTGATCGCAATGGAGTTGAGATTTCAGCGATACGCTCGATGCGCTCAAGGTCAGGATGATCGGCTGCTGGCAAATCTCGGAACCGGAGCTGGAAGGTATTCCACTTCTTTCGGCCTACCCACTCTTCTTCGATCGCAGCGCGATAGCCGATCCAGCGAAGCGCCATGTGAACCGCTTCTGGCGTGCCAATAAGACGACGCCATTTCACGCCTTCAGTGATGACCTCCCGACGGATCGGGAAGAACTCTTCGATTTCTTCTAGCCCATATTCCTGAATTAGATACGGGATTACAGAGTTATTGGGGTCAAACTTGAACCCCTTTAATGCGACGATACCGGCACCAATCTCCGGCATTCTGTC